AATGATTTGGCATCTTCAAGTATGTAAACTTGACCTTCTCGCCTTCTTGAATGAGTGGATATTTTTTGGTAAGATTATTTTGATTTAAAAAGTTGTTATATAAAATTGCACCTTTAACATGAATTGGTGTTCCTAATTTATATAAAGTGGCTGCATCTGAATATTTATTCAAACCATTAAGACCACGGGGAAAAGATATTTCTTCTGGTGGTAGATTACGAAATTCTTCTCTAAACTTGGCAATAAAATTGTGTATGTCCTGTTCTGTGCCAGACATCATTATTTTGATAGCCTGTTTCATCTTCTCACGAATTGAAGATGGTGTTGAGGACTTAATCATTTCTAAACCCATGACTTTCATGTATGGCTCTTTATATGATACACCTTCGTTATTAAAAATGTTTAGAATATATCGTTTCTTGGCAGTCCACAATCCTTTGTTAGACAATGCCTCTCGTTTCATCTCCATTTTCTGCGAATACGCATTAACGTAATCTGCAAGTTCCTGATAGGAAACATCAATAAACGGTTGAATCTTATCATCACATACTTTATCCATGAATGCAATGATGTTGTTTGTATCAACATCTCTATCACCATAGACCTTTGTAACGAGGCCTCCAAGACGTAAATAAATCGAATCAGTATCGCTCGCAATAACGTAGTCATCATTTTTAGTGTCCAACAATTTGTTCATGTATTGATTTAGTTTATTCTCAATCCAACGAATGCTTAATTGGCCAGCAGTAGTGACGCCAAGAGCCATCCGCAAATCGTAGAAACGGAAATACTGAGAACCCAAAGCACCATAAGCAGAGTTAAGAGAGACCTTTTTGGCCAACTGAATGTTATTGTATTTGGCAATTCGTTTTTCAATTGCGTATTTTTTGGAATCATCCGTTTCATTTTCATACTCCTGTTTTGCCTGAAGCATCAGCTTCTTAAATTTTTTTCTATCTTCATACATTTCTTCCATCATTTTTGGTAAGAAACCTTGAAAGTCGGTACGGAAGAATTGGCCATTTGGTGTTAGTGTTGCATCTTTTAATTTAGATGTGTCAACTTCTTTCTTTAGAAGTTTATCAACAGAAACACCTTGTGAAATAATCTCACGCATTTCTTCTGTGTAATTTTGTGGTTCAATCAAAGTTTCTGGTGAAATATTATACTGCATCATCAAATGTGGATACAGAGAGTTCAAGTCAAATGAAGCAACCCAATTGTGTGAACCAACTTGTGGATCTTTAACATATGCACCTTCAAATGCTGAATCTTTATCTTTAATAACTCTTGGTGGTACGATAATACCTTTCTCAAACAAATAGGAATATGTTAGAGAATCCCACATACGAGTTTGAGCAAACACATCTTCAAAGTTTGATTTGGTGTCATAGGCAAGAGTTACTGCCAGTTCAATCAGTTTTAATTTATCTTCAAGTTTAATAATGAGTTCAACGTCTTTAATGTTGTACTCAATAAACTTCTGAAAGTTTAAACGATACAGAGCATTGAGGTTATCATACTCATCATAGTCTAGTTTACCTTCACCAAGTTCTACTTGTGCGATATTATCCAAACGATAGGACTCTTGTGATTTACCACCTGGTGCGTACCATTTGTATAGTTCAATATAATCAAGTGAGGATACACCAACAAGTGTGTAATCAATTAACTGTCGATTGTTTACATATGCCTTGCGTTCTGTAATGTAATTCCATGGCGACAATTTCTTGGCTTCATCATCACCTAAAATCTTACGAAAACGATTGACAAGATAAGGTATATCAAAGAACTTGGTGTTCCAGCCAGTTACGATGTCTGGATATTTGTCTTTCCAAAACTCTAGGAATTTCTTACAGAGATTGTATTCATCTTTACAACGAATATAGATTTCACCTTCTTCAACTTGATACTCACCACAGCCAAATACGATTGGCTTACCATTGAGGAATTTTAAACAGATTGCTGTAATAGGTTCGTTTGCTTCGTATGGATCAGGAAAGCCATTCTCTGAACCAACCTCAATATCGATTACAGCAACAGATACTTTTTCATAATCATAATCGACCATGCCATGTTGGTCGGCAATAAAAGCATATTCAAATCGAGTTTGGCCACAAATCTTAGGGGCCCCAGACACATCTTCAAATTGTTTGATGTAATCTCTTGCCGCTTTGACAGAGGCAAATTTTTTCTCATCAAGATAATCACCTTCAAGTGAGGTGTAGTTTGTTATTTTTTTGGAAGGTATAAAAAGTGAAGGAGAATAATTGATTTTATCCTTCACTCTTTTGCCATTTTGAATGCCTCGATATAATATGTTGTTACCGAAACATTGAACATTTGTATAAAAATTGCTCAAATTTAACCTGTAATGATTTGTTGTTTTGCTACCACAATACCAGAACCAAAGACGCTGTTATAATTATTAACAAAATCCTCTGCTGGAATATAAGAGTATACTACATTCTTCTTAGCGATGGCAAGCGTGGAACCTTTCTTTTGTTCGGCATGTAATGGGAAAGGTGCAAAACCGACATTGGGTTGACCGGTCTTAGGGTCACGCACAATGGCAATACCAACTGGGTTTTCGAGTACAAATTCGGTTTCTGATTCCGATTCAATTTCACCAAGAATTTCTTCTCCGGTAACAAGTTTCATAGCTAATATCTTCATTTGGTTATCTCCACGTTATAAATAAGTATGTAGTTGATGTGATTATACGTTATTCTCAAGACCTTGTCAATCTGACATTTGGTATTTTTTATTATTCCCATAACACAATTAAAAGAAATCAAATGGCTGATCCTATTGTTGCCGGCGCTCAAGGTGCCGTTAATACCTTTAAAGCTGCTCAAGGAGCAAGCAAACAATTAAGTTCTGTAGTTACTGACCAACAAGCCGATATGGAAAAGGCGGTCCAACAACAGCACATTCAAAGAATGAAAGCCAAAGCCGAACAAGAATACTTAGCCACAATGGCAGAGTTTAAGGCCTACGAAAAATATCAAAAAGAAAAAGCTCACCAACTAAAAATTGAACAGTTAAAACTGGAAGCTATTAAAAAATATGGTAAAGCTGCTTGGGCAGAAGTTGAAGCCACAAAAGCAAAAATGGAAAAAGAAAGAGCTGAAGAATTAAAATTCATGGATAAAGATAGGCAAAAACAAGCTCAGCTTTTTTGGTGGTGTATGACAGCTGCTGCTTTAGTAACATACTTTTTTAAATTGTATAAATTATAAATGAATATGCAACCAATTGTTTTTATATTTGTTCTTATAGTGTGTATGTCTTTAATGGTAATTGAATCTGGAGTATTTAAATAATAAACTGAGATGGAGGTATTATGAATAAATTGCCGCAACTAATATTTGCGATTGTATTGATTGGTAGTTTGACTCTTATGGCTTTAGATATTATAGTTAAAATGTAATAAATGACATATAAAAATCCATTAGAAATAATTTTTGATAGTTATATATATTATATACTATCTTTATATTTTTTGCCCTATAGATTGGCTTCTAGACTTTAATTCTTGTTCATATTCTATTCGATGAAATTCATCATCTTCATTTTTTGAATCTTGTTCCAGAACAGGATCTTTTTCTGGTTTAACTATCGTATAAATCTCAATAGGTGGAACCCCACCAATTTCTTTAGGTTGTGTCATGTTTTTCTCCCTCTTTCATTATAAATATATATAAACATTATATATAAAGGCTCAATGAATGAAAATTATTGACTGTGATAGTCATTTTATCCCCCCAACCGTATTTGATAATGTATCCGAACAATATAAAGAATTGATACCGAAATATGAATTTGATTCAAATCAAAAAATAACAAAATTTATTTGTAAATCTGATCCGGTAAAAATCAATTACAATCGAATGGCACCAATAAACAAACATTGTGTTTTGCCAGGAATTTCCAGTATAAAACACCGACTAGAATATTTGGACTCTTTGGGCATTGACAAACAATTATTAGGTCCTCAAGAATATACTATGAGATTTAATACTTCTGTTGAACCTAATTTGGCTGCTGAAATGGCACACAGTTTCAATATAGAAATTAAAAAAATTGTAGATTCTTATCCTAATAGATTTTTTTCAGTTGCAATGGTTGCCGTACAAAATATGAAACTAGCATTAAAAGAAATTGATTGGGTTATAGAAAATAATTTTAAAGCAATATACATTGATATAATTTATTTGGATGAATATGATAAAGGATGCCGGCCATTATCTACTATAAAAGATATTGATTTGTTATTTGAAAAATGTGAAAAGAATAATATTATAATTTTTGCTCATACTGCAATGCATCATGCAAAAGTATCCAAAAAATATTCTTTACAGTATAAATCTATTCACAAAAATGATACTCTTATAGATAAAGAACTATTAATTTATGACTTAATAGTTTCTGGACTATTAGATCGTTTTCCAAAAATTAAAATAGTGATTGCAGAAGTCTATGACTATTTGATAATTAATTGTTATAAAAATTTAAAAAATCAATTTAAAAATGATCCTTTACATTATTTTAAAAATAATCTTTTCATTGCGGTAGATGTGGAAAAAACCGAAACTTTAAAATATATGGTAGACGAATTTGGTAGTGATAGATTATTATTTTGCACCGATTACCCACATGAAGATCCTTTTGGATCCAACAAGTTTAATGATGTTAAAGATTTAAAAAAATCTATACTACCAATTAAAGACTTAGAAAATATAGCTTACAAAAATGCCGAAAAATTATTCGGTCTTTAATTAAAAAATCTTTCTATTTTCCCCAATCCAAATGCTTGCCTAAAAAGACGAAAACCGGTTTTGTTACGATTTAAATATTTACTATCTATATTCTTATAGAATGATTGAAAATCACTATTAATCATCTGATATATTTTTGTATCTTTATGTAACTCATAGAACCAATTGTCATGATGAGCCATAAAATTTTGATGTGATTTGTGAGCTTGAAATATTTCTTTCATGTCGATATCCGGATAAATGCAAGGTATTATTTCTCTTTGATAATGGCTATTTTGTATTTTATCATACACAGTATTTTTAAATGTTTCATTACCAATTCTATTATCGTAAATTAAATATTTTATATGGTTATTTTCTGGTAAATTTATCCATCTGGCTAAAACATGAGATTGTTTTATCATTAATTCTGGCATATCAACGGTATAATAAAATAAAACTATATCAACATTTGGATAATCATTGTCAAAAGGACTTCTTGCCACATTAACAGCCAAATCTGAAATAACACTTGTCAACCAACCATTGTTCTCATAGACTAAAAAAGGTTTATCGGTTCCATAAATTACACCAATTTTTTTGCCTTGTTCTGCCAAATCTTTTAGGTGTTTCAAATTTTCTAGTTTATATCTTGCAACAGTAGAAGGATGTATCCAATCAGAACTTTGATATAACCATTCATCACTTTTATAATCCAACATATTTTTAAATAAATCGTTGATTGTTATTTTAATATTTGGATAAAAATTTGATAATTCTTTTAACACAGGATATACTGAAAGTTCCCATTCACTTGCAGCATTTTCAGAATTAATATTTTGACTATTTATTTTATAATTATTTAAACCAGTTTCAGGAATGCTAGTTATTACCTCATCAATTTTAATATTGTTTTTTATAAAAGTTTGTATTATGTTTCTACTGTCCGCTCCACCACTAAACATGATAACAACATAGTCATATTCATTCCGTATTTGTTCGGCTCTAAGCTTGTAATACGTTTGTAATGGTAATTCTGGTTCAACATACCATTTAATTTTTCTTAATTTTTCATCATGAAATGACCAATTAATATCAGCTAATGTTTTATTGGCTTCCAATATTGCTTCAATTTTATCAGAAAATATTTTTCCATTAACTGTGTATGTGCCTAGCCACTTTTTCATG